AAGAAAAACACCGAGGTAATCAAGCAGAGTTAATTTATCTGCATCTTTTAATAGGTCACTTACAGCTGTGGCAAATAGGTTTACGTTTGCAGTAGCTTGATCTATATCGCCATTACCAGCCATGTCTGCAAATAAATCTACTAAGCCTTCTCCTATAACCTCTTTAGCGTTAGCTGAGGCTACAGCTAATTTATCAATAGATCCAGCAAAGGTGTCAATGTAGGCTTTGTTAGCGCCTTTACTCTGATTAATAAGTATTGCTTGAATCTCAGCAAAGTCTTTTGTAGCTAGTTCTGCCGCGGTCAAACCTGTGTTTAATTGTTTTAACCCTTTGTAGTTTCCCATATAAGCCTGAGATAAAGTGTTAACAACATCTGAAAATGCCAAGCCATTAGCTCGGGCGACATCGACTGCCAAGGCCATTAACTCTTGAGTCTTAGTAGTTGATAAAGTTACCTTTGATAATTTTGCATAGGCTGGTCTTAGTTCATCATCTAATATGCCTGTCTGCTGTTCTAACTTGCCTATAAAGTTCTCTGCATTAACGGATTGATAAGCCAAGCCTAAGTTTTTAAGGTTTTGACGTAATACTGTTATGGCTGCATCATCGTCGGCAAAAGCCTTAACAGATGCTTTAGAAAAATTAACTATGGCCTTAGTGCTAAAAGCTAAACCAAAAGCACCAGCTAATTTTTTAACACTTTTTGTAAGTTTTGCCGATGCTGTTTCGGCTTGCTTAAAACCTTTAGCATCTAACCTAGAACCAATGACAATATCTGGCAACGCCATTAGGCAGCCCTGCTTAATGCCTGTTTTTGGCTTCGTGCATAGAATTGCCGTGTTGCGGTATCTATTGCCTTGTTCGCTGCGCCTTCTGCAACGCCTCGACTTTCAGCCCATGCGCGGAATATAAAACGGCCTTGTCCTTTGAGACTAGATGTAACTGGCCCTAAGTTTTTAATAAATTGTTTACCAGCACCTTTGTAAACGGATCTGCTAACACCTTTGGATGAACCAGATGCGCTAGGGCCAACCCACTCTTGCGGCCTTCTAGCGGTTTCATAAATTGCACCTGCTGCAGATTTGTTAATAATTCTAGCCACTGAACGAAAGCCGTTGCGGTCGCGTTTGCTCACTTTGTTTTCTAAAACAATATTGCGTGTAATGGTTTGATAATTAAAAACAGGAAAACGAGCCTCAGAAAATGATCTGGCCTGCCACCCACTCATTGGCGAATCGTCAGGTACAAATCCTCTGGCTTTTTTTACTACGGGCATTAAAGCTGCTTGTAGTTCTTTACGCATTTGTTTTTCTAGATCGGGAGTAAATGCGCGTAGTGCCTTAACTAGATCAGCGTTTCCGCGTATTTCTATTTTGAGCATCTTGCATCTCCTTATTTCGATCTTTCATCGCCTGCAATAAAGTCTTAAACATCCTGCTGTCTAGTGCTAGTAAATCATTAGGCGCGATACCCGTTTCCAAACTGATCCGTGCGATCAAGTAAGTAAACGAGTCACGCCCTATAGTTCCGGGTCATCATCCAGAACTTCAACCTTTTTTAATGTCTTTAAGAACTCTGCGCCAAACATTGGCACGGTTTCGCCGCCAGCTCTTAAACACTCCCACGCTAACCAATAAACATCTGACTGCTTCTCGTCATCTCTAAAGGCTTTGTGAAAACCTTTTTTTGCAAATAACTCGAACGCGTATTCGATCGATGGCGTTACCTGATGCTCAGATATTGTGCCATCGGCCCTAGTGATCTTTAACTTAGCCATTTGTTAGCCCCTATTCTTTTAGTTATGAAGTAGTAATTACTATGACTGAATTACAAGTAAAGGTAATGCTCTGAGTAGAAATATCAGCTGGGCCGCCGTTAATATCTTGTGTGTTGTTCACAAGAACTGTAGTGCTGTATAGCGGGTTAGTAGCTGATACTGCTGCGCTTGTCTGCTTTAGCGTTAGGGCTACTGTTGTACCCCAGGCAGCTTGCAAGGTTGCAAGTACATTTGATGCAGCTGTATCGTTTAAGAAGTCCAGCTGAATAGTGCTTGCTTCTAAACCTTTAACGAACTTGTGTGCAGTATCCATACTGTTACCACCCTTTCGGGCGGGTAAGTCATTTCTGCTTACCTCTGCATCTTTTCCATTGATGCAGTTCAGACTATATCTTCACCCTTATTTCTAAGGGGCTTCGCGTGTAGTCGTTACGGACTCGCCGCTTGCGCGGATTGCCTCGGTATTAACCCGTTTTTAATTGGGGGCCTTCACCGATACAGCGAAGTAATTTTCATCGCCGCTTACGCAGCGAGTGGGCAATACTTCTCTTTACCCATAGCGGTTACTTCAAGTTCATCAAAAACGCGATTGATAGTCGCCATCGTTACGTGATCTGACAGGGCCACGCTATTCAGCGTAACAACCACGCCATTTGACAAGTAAATTGCCATTGGTTATACCTCATTTTCTTTCTCGGTTGGTTTTGGTTTTACTTCTTTTGTAGGCTCGGCTTCGATCTGTCCGATCTTGACCAAGAACGCTTTTTCTTCATCTGTAAGTGACATGTTTTTAACTCCAGCTCGTTAGTACGGATATAGTGAACTCAGCGGTAAGCAAGTCACCGCTATCGGCATTTAATACACCGGGCGCGCTAACGCTGGTTACATTAAATACAATGGATGATGCAGCCAGTAAGCCAAAGGCTGCGACTATAAAATCCTCAATGCCCTGCAGGTTGCCCTGGTTATCAAACATCGGCACAGTTAGCAGAATCTTAAAATTAGCCAGCGGCGAAATAGTCGCGTAGCTGTTATTGCTTGGTGTGATGTAGGGGTCTGCTGGGATTACTACGCAGCTGTTAGCCAAAATGGTTGCAGGCGGAAAACTAAATACCGACCAGACTCCATTGTTAGTTAAAGCCGTTGCGATCGTTGTACGCAGCGTTGTAATGGCAGCCGTAGGCATTTACCCCACCATGCTATTCGGTGAGATGTACGGGGCTAGCAAGCCGCGTATCTTGCCTATCATGCTGTTGCCCATGCGATAGGGGCTAGGGCTAAAACCATCTAGTCCTACGCCACCTGTCTGGGATACTTGGCGCGCTTGCCATATATCTACGGCCAAGATCATCGCAGCCTCGCGAACGCTTGCTGTGTTTACATAGGTAGCAGTTTTTGTATCTGCACCTGTAACGCTGCCATAAGGCAATACGCGCCTAAAGTTTTGATCTGCTGCAACCTTAGTAAACTGAATAAAACTATAACCTAGTGGGTGCTGGTAATAATTTAATTGCATATTAAATGCAGGCAAGCTAGTAGCTGTGCCTGTGCTAAATGGAATAGTGCCCGTAATTGTGTAAGTGCCATTAAAAGTTGATCCAGCCCCGGCAATAGTTACTGACTCTGTGGCAGTAAATATGCCGGGGTTAGCGATCATTACAGTTGCAACGTTGCTTACCAATGCAGTCCCCACGACTGGCGCAGAATCAAACCAAAGGAAACTGTTGATCTGATCTTGCGCGGCTTGGCAGCAATCCTCAACCGTTGGATCTGTATAAAGAGTACCGATACCTAAATTGGCACGTAGCTCGGCTACGGTAACGTAACTAGCTGGCATCGGTACTCCTTACTTACATCGGGTCGGTAGGACAAAGGGCTAATGTCCTACCGACTATTAGGGTTATTTCTTAGGTGATATTTAAGCGACAGATGCCGTTAGGAATTTTTGCAATAGTGCTCATAAATCCATAAATTGCGATCTCAACCTGTAAATTACTGACCTTGTTGACACTCATAAAAGCCTGGGGGCTTTCATAAACTGTAAACGCTTCAGGGGCTAAAATAAATGCTGAGTTATCAGCAACTCCTGCAGTCATAAAACGATCTACATAAAGATCTAAGCCCAGCATATTTCCGCGCACGGAATTGTTACTAACCATACCGCCAGCGTTAGCTAGTGATGATGGGTTAGGTTGGTAAGCATTAAAGATTGGGCGGCCTGTGGTATCTACTGCACCTAGTAGTAGGTTGTAAATACCTGTGCTGCCTACAAAGTTTTGCGCAAAATAGCCGCTGTTCTTGTAAACGTTAGCTGTGCTTTCAGCTGTGTAAGAAATTAGACCCGCAGCTGTTGCTGCAACGCCTGTGCTAGTAAAGCCTGTTGCATTGATTGCGGCAATAACTGCAGCATCTGTTGCGTTCATATACGCCACTTGCAACTGGTTTGTAAGCTCAGCAAAGAAGTTAGGATCGTTAGTTCTTTCAAGAAGCTCTACACTTAGCGTATTCATGCCACTGTACTTGGATACTGTTCCAGATAAATATTCTGTAACCATCCCGGTATTAGCAACTGCGCCTGCTTCTGCTT